TGGCTCGTCTTGAGGGTCATAGCAATCGGAACTAATGTGTTCGTGTAGTCAAGAGAAGTCCAATGCTTTTGATTCTCAAGCCATTCGTGATGGCAATGTGGCGCTCCAAAGCCTTCAAAGAGCTGATCATTGCGATGTTGGAGCGTGTAGTTCAGCGCACGGATAACGACTTGGATGATTTAGCGGTCAAGCATTTAAAAACTTTGCTGTTTCCTGAAACTCGCATTGAAAAATGAGGTTTTGGGCTATGGCTCCTTTAAGTTTGCTGCCATTTTTTACTTTTTTTCGTGCCACTCCACATCAGTTGGCAGCCATTAAAGAGCTTGAAGAGCGAATGCCTCAAGACCTTTTGGAGGAAGAAGACAACGCATGGTTTGATGCGTGGAAAGCAAGCGGCATTGACCAAGAAGTGTTTATGCCTAATTACTTCAGCCAGTTCGACAATGAAAGTGGAGCGGGAAGTAGCGAGTGTTTCAGCTCAGCGGCCGCAATGGTCGCTAATTTTTATGGAAAAGTTAAAACGGACGATGAATACAACGCTATTCGCGTCAAATACGGCGACACGACATCTGTTGATGCTCAGATACAAACTCTGAGGAGTCTTGGATTAAATGCTGAGTTTCGCAGAGATGGTGACTCTGATCTTATTGAATTAGAGATTGAAAGAGGTCGTCCAGTATTGGTTGGTTGGTTGCATCATGGCGATGTATTGAGAGGCGAAGCTCCTCAATGTAATGGCATGGGTTGCGGCCATTGGAGCGTTATTAGTGGATATGCGGGAAAGTATTCAAATGATCCTGAGTGGATTATGCAAGACCCACGCGGTTTGCCTGACATGATTCGAGGTGGTCATAAAAATGCCAATAAAGGCCGTAATGCAAGAGTGCGACAATCTGAGTTTTATCCAAGATGGTCAGTTGACGGACCTGGAACAGGCTGGGTAATCCTGGTTGATGAGCTGTAAGGTAGGTTTTTGGCGACAAGACGTGGCAGTGCTTTGCGACTGGGAAATCAAAGCCCGGTGTGACAAAAACAATATGGTTGTGCCATTCAATCCAGAACTGTTAAATCCAGCAAGTTTGGATGTATTGCTAGGCAATCACCTGATGATTGAAAGCATTTATAGCCCTGAATTGATTCGTGTTGACATCTCACATTACACAGAAAAAGAGCCGTACAGATTGGAACCCGGCGAGTTTTGCTTGGCTGAGACAATTGAGTTATTTAACTTGCCCAACGACATCAGCTGCCAATTTGTACTCAAGTCAAGCCGTGCAAGATCTGGTCTTAATCACTTACTTGCTGGCTGGTGCGATCCAGGCTGGCACGGATCAAGACTAACTCTTGAACTAAAAAACGAAAGAGTACATCATGCACAAATGTTATATCCTGGCATGAAAATTGGTCAGATGGTGTTTCATGCAATGTCTAACGTTCCGATGAAAAGTTATGCAGAAACTGGGCACTACAATAACCACTTAACGGTAATGCCAAACGTTGCATGAGCTGGTATGTCGTTTGGAGCTATTTGACCGCGTTTTGGACGACAGTCGTTGTTGGCTGCATGGACCCATACAACTTTAAATACTGTGTACGGGTTGATCAGTGGCTGTTTCCTGTTGTCGGTGACATCATGCGTGCAAGGGAGCCTTACGCTTCTGAGCGCCTTTACCTGAAGTCACTGGAGCGTTCCAATGGACTGGATGATCATTGAGCCAAGCCTGGAACAGAAACTAAACCTTGAATGCGCTTGCCGCCGAGTCGGAGAAGAAAAAGACGTTGATCATCTCCAATCGCTTTGCGTAGCTTTAATCAAGCAAAACTGGCATCAGGGGATTCTGTTAAGGCAAGCGGTTGAGCGGATTGCTGCGCTCGACAAGGCGATGCTGCCTAGCTAGCCGTTATTGCCCCCAGTCTTTGTTCGGTGCAGCCTGATGCACGATTCGTAATGGTGACGGGCTTGCCAATCCCACCGGAAGTAGCGAGTCATGCCTGCATAGCTGACTTCCCACAGCAAAACACCCTTACGGTTTACCTGCTGAATTTCTGGCTTGGCCATAAAAAAAGGGAGCCGAAGCTCCCTGCCCTGCATTCGCATTTTAGAAGGGGGCGTCGTCACTAGAACTTTCAGCAGCTCGTGGCTTTTGATCGCTCATTGCCATAAGCAAATAATCATTGCCAGCTTTGCTTTGTCGTGGCATCAAATTGGCACGCAGCTTGACGCAGTCATCACCTTTTTGATTTTGCACGCGCTCAGCAGTCTTAGCCCACTCAAACATTTTGCGAAGTTCTTCAACAGGAACTTCTGCAGATGCCCAATAATGGCCATCTTTTTTTTGATCTTTGTTGCAATTGAACCAAAGAGTGAAAGCGTCTTCAGGTAGTTGAGCCATTACTTGCCGTTGAAAAATTTGGAAACGATGGTTGTCAGCGCCATGTTTACAACACCGTTATGGCGTTGGTTGGCATAGTGCCGAAGTTGTTTAGCTAGATCAGAATCCAGCCTGACTTGGAAGTGGCGATTGCGTCGTTCATCATCGCGCAATGCTTGGTCTGTTTTTTCATCAGACATACTTGTGCATGTTGTCGTTCATCCAATCTTGATGCTTTTTGCTAGTCAAGGCTGGAGCAACTTTAGCGTCTTCTGCTAAACCAAAACTCCGTCGAAAGTCTGCAAGAAATGAAGCGAGCTTGTCTTCCTGCAATTCTTTGATCAAGCCTAGGCAAAGTTCTCGATCGTTTTTGGTGAGTGGCTGGTCTCCATCTGATACGCCTTCAATTTTAGCCGCAGGCTTAGGCGTTGTTTTTGCAGGTGCTGATTCTGAAGAATCAGCAAAATCACCATCAACATCCATGTCAGCCGTTAGGCCAAGAATAGCCAGCAGGCTGTAACGCCTTGAGTAAGTGCAGCTGCCACCAAAGTCATGCAGTGGGTTCTTGCCTCTGCCGCCTACAACCATAGGCAAACGACTTCTTAGTTCAGCGCCGCTTACGTGCAGCAACTGAGTGACAAGAACAGGGTTGTTGTCATGGCAGCTTGGTTCAAAACCTTGAGAAACGACCAAGCCATTCTTAATCAAATGCGGAGTGACAGTTGAAAGCACAGTTTCAAGATCAGCAAACTTGCCATACTGGGCATTTGCTGTTTTGTTGATTGCAGGAACAGATTTGTGAAAGTTGACTAACGCTTCAATTAATTGCTGTAACGGTGATGATTGCGCAGGGTTGCTCTGAGTCATTGGCGTAGCGGCGGGAGGCATTGAGGCTGATGACTTGTGCGTCATCGTTGAAAATCACACCTTCTGAAAGGGCGTCCAAAATACTGCGACTTAATTTGTCAACATCGCCTACACGGGAAGTGCAGTGCTTAGGTGCTGCAGGTTTCAGTTGACCGTTGGTGCGAAAATGGTTTTTGGGTCTGGCAAAAACAAACGTTGCTGTGACTGCCATTGGCTTATCCAGTATGGCATACCAGTCGTGAGGAAGCAAGCCCAGCGCAGTGTGCTTTACGTCTAAGCGCCATGGCTTAACCCTGTCAGAGGATTCAACCATGACGCCTTTGCCAATGTGCCTTTTACTGCCCTGTGGCGCAGGTTTGCCAAGAACAGTAAAAGTAAACGAATTAGAGGCGGCTGAAGTGTTCGTCGATTGCACCATCAAGCAAGCTTTGAGCTAGCGCAGATGCTGAGATCTTACGCTCACTGGTGCGAATAGTCCTGCCAGCAATTTCGACTTCAGCGGTGTAGCAAGGTGCTGCCTCGACCAATGCTTGCAGCTTTGCCTGACGATCCTCGGTGAGGTTAATGGAAGCGGATTTCATAGGAAAGAAGTTGATGTGCATGGGACTTACGCGACTGCTGCCCACAATTAGAGATCTCTTTTGAAAGCCTCAAGAAAGGCTTTTTCAAGTGCTGTGAGTTTAGGGTTTTTTTGCTTTAGTGCAGCTTTGGCTCGTGCCTTGGCTTCAGCAATAAAATCTTCTGTACGGATGTGACGCGAAAGACGGCTCATTGCTTGAGCTTTTCGCAGGCACGCTGCCAACCTTGTTCACAGTGATGCGCTTGCTGCTGGTCCAAAGAGGAAGTCAAAGAATACCAGGCAGCTACACCGAACAAAACACAGGCAACAACAGAAACAATCGTGTTGGTTTTTGCGCTGCTGCGTTCTGGGTCATAAAAGCCAGAACGCAGTTTGCGGGATTCATACTTGATCATGAGAAGTTGAGGTAGGCGACTCATGC